GCCCCGCTTGCGGGGCAGGTTCCCAAAACAGCACCCGTTCATCCTTGTATCCGCTGGGGTAGCTCAGTTCAAACAGTTCACCGGCCAGGGGGCCATCGATCATGCGCACCAAAAAGCCGGTATCCTCATCGACCGCGTGCAGCACATCCTCCGCCGCCACCATCAGCGCCGCGGCATAATCCTCCGGCGCAATATCAAACTCGCAGATAAAGCGGTAGATCAGCTTATCCAGCTCTGCACCAAATGCCGCCACCTGCCGTTCCGGGGTGGTGGGATTGATACGCTGGGGTTTTATGGAATTTTGTTCAGCCATTTCTCAATATCCGTTCGATACAAAAGACTGGCCTTATGGCCACTCTCCGCCTTATAGCATATCAATTCTTTTTTGTCCAATGCCCCCCGAATCCGCTTCTGGGTGATTTTATATTCCCCCGCCGCTTGCCGGATCGTGATCAGGATACTTTTCGGTTTATTTTCTTCGCTCATTTCCGCTCCTTGTTTTCAGTTAATTGAAGTCAGCAGGCAGTTTCCTGCGGGTGGCCGGCAACCCGGTTGTACCATTACCACTGACAAATTGTTGATTATTTATTTCTGGTGGGTTCCTTTCCGTCTTTATCCATAGGGGTGAAGATATTTTGGCAATTACAAACCGGGCAATTTACAAACAATATCGGTCTGCTTGGGTGACGCGGATACTGAATTGAAAAATCAATGGATGTAATATCATCTTTCTCCAATTCATATTCAGTCTCGCAATGTTGGCACTTAGCTTGACCTACCCACCAAGGTTTATTTTCTTTCGTAATTTTCATCTCATTCTCCATGCTTTTTGTTTATTTCTCCGAATATCGGAAACGTTCCGACATTCACTTTCCGACTTTCGGAAATTCTGTATCTTCCATCTCCCATCTTCCATCTTCCATCTCCAGTCATTAGCCTGTACCCAGGCTAATGACACCCCCCACCCACAGTCTTGTAAAAGTCATCGCCGCCGGTGTCGTGGAGATCTTGGGCGAAGAAGTAGCGGATCAGGTCGATAAAATCTTTGCAGGCTCCTTTCTGTCCGTCATCCCCAGTCCACACGGAGAGCGCGAAGATGCTGTTGAAACATTCCTCGGCAATGAAGAAGCGCGGGCGGTTGGTGTAACTGATCGGCTCCTTTTCGTCGTAGCTGAGGCGGTCATTGATCAGGTGTACGGCGGACTGCGGATTATTGTCGGCCAGGCTACCGGCGGGTCCCAGATGCACGGGAATAAAATCCAGTCCAATATCTGCCAGTTCGTCGATCAAGGTGAAGGTGCCCTCCGCGCTGGCGGTGGCGGTGTTGCCAGCACGGGCATCAATGTAGCGCTCCACCACTTGTTCCTCGGTTTCAGTGTCGGGCTCCCAGTCTTTGGGATCGGGGTTTTCGGTGAGGTCGATCTCCCAGTTTTCCAATCGGGCCAGTTCCTTTTTATAATCGAGCAGATTGAATCCGAAGGGGTTTTGCGCGGGGCCCTTTTTGCCGTCTTTCTTTTGCCCGGAGACTTCCGCCCAGGGGCCGGGGTGGCCTACGCCGGGAATCACATAGTTTCCGGGCCATTCGCGGTACAGGTACACATCTCCACCCACCACCCGGAACCATCCGAATACGAAGTTGCGGCCGCCGGAGGGGTCGCAGATCATGTAGTTGGTCCCGCCTTTGGGCATTTTGTCGCTGGGGAGGGTGTGCACCTTGGGATTGAACTTGGGAAAGCGGTTGCCACTGGTTTTATGCGCCACGCCATAAAAGCGCTCCTGCACAAAGGCCATAGATGTACCCAGCACCCGCTCATACACGGCGGAGGGGTTGCCGTAGGGGTTGTCGTTGGAGTGGAAAAATAGCACCGCTTTCTTGTATTCGATCTGTCCCCCACGCATCACTCCCAGGCAGCGCATCACCCGGGGCACCTGCTTGAACGCCCGGCCTGCGGGGATCTCGGGCTGCGACCTGGTGCCTTTGATCCAGTTGTGCACGTTTTCGGGGATGGATCGTGGACCATAAATCTTGCTCTCGGCAAAAGCTTCCGGGCTTTCAAATCCAAGGGAGGCCCACTCCAGCGGCTCCCCGGTGTCATCGGGACAGGCAAAGGCCACCGCCATGCGGGTTTTATCTGCGCCATCCTGAAACATGCGGACCAGTTCCGAATATCCTTGCACCGGGGTTTGGGTGATACAGATTTTTCCTTCCCGGGTGGCAGTACGGAATTCAAGCGTCTCCAACCAGTCGGAGGGTATCAACTCGTCCGGCCAAGCCCAGTCCACCTCTCCCCCCTCAATGGTGTCCGATTTGTCGCTGGAGTAGTATTTGAATTTCAACACACCTTCCAGGTGGTTCACGATCTTGTTGTCTGAGTATCCCGGACCTGATTTGAAACTCATGTACTCCGGATTTCCGTCCAATATCCGGGCATTGCGTTTTGAAATGGGCATGTGGGTATTGATCAGCGGCTGCTGTTCATCTTTGCTTCGGCCTGCATCTGCATGAAAACACCACACGGTTTGTTTTTTGGCTCGGTACAGCATCTGCACCGATCTCTTGGCCGCGTACTGACTTTTACTACCCCGGTTTGCTCCGCTTATCAGCAGCGTGCTGACGGGAGCATTGAACCCTAAACATTCGCGCATGGCCTTGCTCCACATCTCCCATGTCCATTCCTCCCCGAACTCGCGTTTGATCTCCGCCAGAAAACTCTGATCGTAACAGTCCAACCCCAGCAGCGCATCCGCCACCTTCCAAATGGGTGGCTCCCATCCGTACACCAACGAATCCTTTTCCTCCCGGTAAATCGCCAGGGTCCGGCGTTCAAAATACTCGGCGGCATCTTCTTCATTTTCATCCACCTCATCGGCGGTGAGCAATGGGATCACCGGATGAAAGTCAAAATTCACCGGCAAAGTTTCTGCTTCTGCAACTGCGCCGCTCATGAGTCTTTGCCCCCCCAATTTACTTCCGCATCTTTCATGCAAAATAAATTTGGCTTAAACCACAATTCCAGCGCACCAGTACCACCATTGCAATTTTTCACCACATCCAACACCATCGCCCGATCTTTCTTTCGATCTTTACCCGCCTGTTCATAATCAAAGTTAGGACATTCAGAAAGGATCATTGCAACGTTCGCATATTCCTCCAAGACACCACGATTTAAAAACTCAGGTAAAAAAATACCTTTTTTGCCAAATATCCGCCCCAACTGCGACAACACCAGCATAGGCACATTTAATTCTTGCCCAAGCTCTTTCAGTCTTCCCGAGCAATAATTCATTACGCGTACCGGATCATGAGAGCTAATATGATTTGCCGTACATTTTTGGATGTAATCCACCACTACCAATTTTACCCCCTCATACGCGACCTTCTGTTTAATCCACTCACAGATTTCATTAATGTCATTTTCGCAATGGAGATACTGTGAATTTAAATGTTCAAGATTCTCCTTAGAAAATTCAAGAGCCAAGACTTCATCTTCATCTAATCGACCAGCCCGCATTTTTGCCAAACTCACACCAGCCAATCTGCATTGATTGCGCTGATACAGATCTTCCCGAGGCATATCCATATTTACCCACGCAACTCCCTTCCCCTTTTGCAATATATTATTTTGAATCTGTCCAGCCAAAGAGGTTTTACCAACACTGGGGCGAGAGGTAAGCAGGTAATACCCGCCATCGATCAAACCAGAGTTTATCCGATCCACACAATCCAAGCCTGTGCTCAAACCAAAGGTTTTAATTTTGCCAGACGCAAGATCCTCAAACTTTTGTATTGCCTGATCCATATATTCAATCATTTCACTATTCATTTTCAGTCTCCATGCTTTTTGTTTTTGTTGTTTTCTCTTTCTCCCGTAATTCCTTCCGAATCCGGGTAAGCTCTTCACGCGCCCCTTCAAAATCTCTTCGAATCGCCACCGAGATCCACTCCGGTTGCTTCCCCTCCAGCCGTAAAGCATAATGCTCATGTATCACATCCCGCACCTGGCGGATTTGGCTACCCCCCTTCGGGTGCAACTCCACTAGCCAGTTTTCTTCTAGCTTCACTTGTTCCATTTTCATCCCACCGCCTCCGGGTATCCCCAGTCGGCATGTGCGGCCTGCATGGTGAAATAGCTGGTGCGAAACCAGAATTCCATCCGGCCGGTGCCGCCGTTCTGCTGCTTTGCAATATCCAGGACGATGGCCCGGTCGGTGACTTCGTTCACCCCCGCCGCCTGATAATCAAACTTTGGATATTTATACATCAGCATGGCCACCTGGGCATCCTGTTCCAAATCTCCGCAGCCTTTGAATGAATCCATGGTGGGCGGTTGATTTTCCCGCTTTGGGTCTCCACGGCCAAGCTGCGCCAGCACCAGCACCGGCACACTTAATTCCTGACACAGCTCTTTGATCGCCGCAGAACTGTAGGAAATCACCCGCACCGGATCATGGGAACGGATATGGTCGGCGGTACACTTCTGGATGTAGTCGATCACCACCAGCTTTACCCCTTCGCGTTTCACCTTGAGCCGTAGCCAAGCGCATATTTTTGAAACATCGCGGGTGGCATGGAGCGCGTGCAGCGGCCATTTTGAAATTTCCTCCTGGGCCTTCATGATGCTGGCAAAGTTTTTTTCACCGGCATGGCCCGCATTCAGTTTTGGCAAACTCACCCGCGCCCGGCGGCAGAGCCAGCGCTGTTCCAAATCTGCCCGCGGCATATCCATGTTTACCCAGGCCACCCCATTGCCCGCCTGACAGTTGTAATCCATCACATCCCCGGCCAGCGTGGTCTTGCCAGAAGAGGGGCGGGCACCCACCGCGATATACGATCCCGGCTTCATACCCGTCAAAAGCTCATCCAGCTCCGCAATCCCGGTACTCAAACCCGGGATGCCCATTTCCCCGGCCTGAATTTTTCGCCATTGCTCCACACTCGCCGCCAGGGAATCCGCCAAGGAAAGATCACTCCCCGCTTTGGGCATCAGATCGAAGAACCGCTGGGGCACCTCCATCAGATATTCCTGACCGCTCTCCGCCTCAAACGCCCGGGTAGATACATCCCGGGCCGCATGAATCACCTGCCGTTTGTAGTACAGGCTTTTAATTTCCTCGCAGTAACTCCGCATGTTGTGAGATACCGGACTCAAATCCCCGCATTTCATCAAGTACATCGGATCAGGCATCTCACTCAGCAATCCCTTTTTGCGGAACTGATTCTGAACCATGATCGCATCCACATAGCCATGCTGCTTTTCACTTAGTTCATAAATCTCCCGGACAATCAACTGGTGAATCGGCGTATAAAACATCTCCGGGGTAATGTCATAATTCGCCTGCGCCATTCCCGGGGCTTCGTTATCAATAATCAAACAGCCGATCAGGGCCTGCTCAATCTGCTCATTGTGTGGCATCGAATCATCCATGGGTGAACCTCCCGCCAATCCCACCCGCGCCGGTGGCCGCCGTTTCCGCTTCATCCTCATCCATCCGTGCATTCAGATAAGTAGATCCATGCGGAATAAACTTCCCTTCATCCTCCTGCCACTGACGGCACTTTCTTTTTTTTGCCAACGCCGCCAGCTGCGAAGGGGTTTGATCCTCCAGGCCCCGCTTCAACCACGCTTCAAACGCTCCCCGCTTGCCGTCCGCCCTCGGGTACGCCTTCCACCACCGGCAGAATCCGGGGAACTCCTCATACTTCGCCGCATCAAGTTTTGATTTGGTCCATTTGCCGCCGGTATTTTTTTTCCGGGAATTCACCCCGGAAGGAGTGAGGTCATCTTCATCTGAACCCAAATCAGCAGGATCGGGCTCGCCATCGCCCGCAGGGTGATGAGATTCTGATGAAATACCCTCCTGTCCTGTCCTGTCCTGTACAACATAGGGTACTTGTGGGGTATCTCTCGCGTACTTATCAGGTACTTTAGAAGTATTTGAATTGACGCTTTCAGGTACTTCGCAGGTATCTGTTAGGGTTGCACTTTCATAAACCATTATCAAAGGGTCACTTATGGAAGTACAAAAATCTAAAGTCTTGCTGACAACTTCTGGAGACATCCTTAAAATCACTCCCAAATCATCCACCGAAAGCGGATGACCTCCCTTTTCTCCTGAATCTGTCAGGTACCCATTTCGTATCTGACGGCCACGCGAAGACACCCAGCAGACCATCGAAATGAAGCAGCCGTACACCGCAGGTCCTTCCCACGTACCCAGCGCCATCATCCGCAGATACCGCATATCCTGATCCACCGGCACCTCCGCTTGGCTTTTCCGGTTGATCTGCATACTCTTGGCGGTCTCATAATGCGTCCGCCAGTCTCTAATCACATATATTTTCATGCTTTTTCCTTCTTTTTTGTATAGGTGTTCAACACCAGCGCCCCTTTTTTTTCGGAGACTGCCGGTTAATTCGATACAGATCCTTTTCAATGTGTGTCACCGGGATCTGCATACCCAAAACGAAATTCTGATTGCGGTCACCCCGCACCAATACTCGCACGCGCTCGCTGTCTTTTTCACAAATCAGCACCGTGCGGTTTTTTGACAGACGAAGAAACTTCACCTTGTACTCCATGGGTGGGCCACTATACACCACGCATTCATATTTTTGCGGCGCAATTTTTTTCAGGATGCACCCCTCAATATCCGACCAGAAGCCCTCCGGCAGCTTGTCCTGGTCGATCTCCAGCGCATCCAGCGCCATCATCACCCCTTTATCCGTCAAAGCCCATCCATGGGCCTCCAGAGCCAGCCAGTGCGTCTCCGGGTCCAGCGCATGTTTCAGCACTTCCATCTCTTCAAATGGTATCCCGATCACTCCGGCTACCGCTTCACTGTCATACTGTTTCATAAGAGCCCCTTTTCTGAACAAATTTTGGGTAAGGAAA